ATTTCTACTAGATCAAGTGCAGTTATTGCCACCCCATGATCCAATCGTCACGCACTTGGTCTAGTTTGATCATGCCCCATTCTTTCAATAACCCCACTGCCGCAAACTGTCCGTATTGCTTGCTGTACGCATCATGTGGTTTTTGTTCTATCACTATTACAGGCTTACAGCGGCGAATAGTTTGTTCTGCACCTTGCAAGATACGATACTCATATCCTTCGCAATCAATTTTGACGTAACTGACATCATGAAAATTCAGTGTGTCCAATCGAACAACTTGCACATTGCCTGTGCCCATGGTAGCAGGATCAAGATGGCTGTGCCCAGAATTATCTTCTGTGATGATCATGGTTCCTTGTGTGTCCTGGTCACCTAGAGCAATTGGTTGGACTTCAAAGTTTGTGCCTTGCACGTTGTGTTCTAAACATTCTCTAAACAAGGCCACTGGTTCAAATGCCACCACACGGTCAAAACTTTTCACAAAGTCACGACTCCACAAGCCCACATTGGCACCAATGTCCAGGGCCAGGGCTCGATTTTTACATAGTTCAATGCTTCGGCGCCGCACAGCAACTTGATATTCAGCTGGGAGACCTTTGTCCACACTTTTCTTCAACATTCGCGGAAGGTGTGTTTCAAAGTCCGGGAATTTCCATCCATAATGCTCAACCATTCAATATCTCCTCAGTTTGTTTAATTATACGTTCTGCTCGTCCATTCTTGAATTCGTCCACGTGAAACTGAGCATAGGCCAAATGATGCGCCCAGGCCAGAATTTGGTCACGATCAGGAAACCAAGGATTGTCTATTTTGGTTAAATCTGTGTTGCTTACTGGCCTGGCAGCATTGCTGGGTGCCATGGCAAACACAGGTGTACCTGCCAATATAGCTTCAGTACCTGCTATGCTATTGAATGTCACTACTGCATGCACATCACTTAGTGCGTTTTCCACACGATTTGTTTTTCTATCAGTACGACTTTTATTGCGTTCACGTATGACAATGGGTCGATCTGTGTGTTGCTTGATGGTGGCTGTGGTTTGTGCCAACCAAGCATCTAATTCTATATCGTAAAACTTACAAGGTTTTTCGTCTGGTGCCACGATTAGTATTGCACTGCCACGTCGGCGATTGGAAACTTCTAGCCCCAGTTGATTCCAACGGTCACTGGCTCGAGGAATTACCTGATCATGTTGTAAGTTATTGGGCACAATTCTATGCCAGTGCTTCCAGCCATGTGGATTTTTAAAACTGGGACGATTACCTAGGTAACCTGAATCCATGTATCTAAACGGTCTCTTATCTGCCCAGCACTGCTTGATGATCTTGTGTTTCATAATGCCACGCAGCATGAGTGGTTCTGTGCTGTCCTCGTAGCGCCATGACTCTAACGGTGTGGGCTCAAGTCCAAGTCCTTGTGCATACATATCAATGTACTCGTCATCACCGTTCTTGCTGAGAAATATCATCTCCAGTAACTTTCGTTTCTCTTGACTCGTATGTCTGATGACCGGCTCCGGCCCAGACCTTTTCTCTCACCCTTGAGGTGATCAATATATGCACCCCATTCGCAATTGATTAGTGGATGCCCTTCGCCCATTTGCAGGTGTGCCGTCCAGTTGAGTTCACGCAAGGCATGACGTTTTCTTACGGCGTCAAATACATAACTGTCATGCCATTCTTCCAGTGTGAATATACCCGATTCAGCGTCATCATACATGTGTTGGAAATCTGACAGCCAGGATTTGATTGTAGGCTCAGTTATGCGCATGCCGTACAGGCCACATTCGGTGAATTTTCTACTGCGTCCAGCAAAACAAAGATCTGCGGAGTCTGGAAAAAACTCGGATAGTTTTGCCACTGTCATGGGACTATGGCAAATCATATCAGCATCCATCCAGATCAACCAATCTGTTGTAGCATGCTGGGCGGCATGAAATATAGCATACACCTTGTGAGCAAATCTCACAGCATGCCATTTGAATCCTTTGCCTGCATCTTTTCTTTTTGATCTAACAAGATCTGCAGAGACATCACCATTGGCCTTGGGCACATCACGCCAGGTATTTTTAAATGCCACAAGTTCAGGGCTTGACCCTTCTAAACTTAACACTTGTAAATTGGGTGCAGTCTGTTTGACAACACAACCTTCGGCGTACACTTGTAGTTGCACTTCTTTGGGCCAAGTGCGCAAAAAAGTATCAATCATTCTGGATCCATAGGTCTTGTATCCATCAGCATTAAAAGTGGTAACTACAGTGTATTTCATAAGAGTATTTACAGTTGATCAAAACCATAGCCTATTTTCCTGCCCAATGTGCATTGAACAGCAAACCTGTGATGTCAGCGTTTTTGGACTGCTGCCAAGCCGCAGGCATACAAACACAAGAAAACTCCATGACCGCAGATGCCGCAGTGATTTGGTCAGTGCTGTGGAATGGCAGAATGCGGCCTAACCAAGCCGTGTACGAACATTATCGCAGCCAAAACAAGCCTGTGATTGTGATAGACATTGGTGCGCTGTATCGTGGCACAACCTGGAAACTGGCAGTTAATCACATCACCAGAGATGGCTATTACGGTCATGAGCACAATTTAGATCTAGGTCGTCCACGCCAACTGCAAATAAGTTTGGCCCGACAAGTCAATCCTGGACCAGAAATTATTATTGCCGCACAACATCGAAACAGTTTGCAAGTGACTGGACTTGGCAGCATGGAATCATGGGTGTTGATGCAAATTCAACAGTTACGCAACTCCACTGACCGTCCCATACGCATTCGTGCTCACCCACGTTCACCATTACGCATGTCACACCTGCCTGACAACGTTACAATGGAAATTGCACGTCCTGTGGCACACACTTATGACAGTTTTGACATGCACTTCAACTGTCATGCTGTGGTAAATCACAACTCAGGACCGGGTATCCAAGCGGGTATTGCAGGCTGCAGGCCCATTGTGGCACACAGCAGTCTAGCGTATCCTGTGGCAGTGGGTATGCCCGACATTGAACAACCTTATGATATTGATAGAGAACTATGGCTGACTAAAATATGCCACACTGAATACACTGTGGAAGAATTGAGACAAGGACTATGGCTAAAAAGAATCGAGCCCGCACTGACAGCATAACTGACTGTGCTTGTGTTATTCACGGCACTGGATATGACTGGGTGTATGTGGAAAAACTGTACAACATGCTGAGCCGTAATTTGCAAGATGGTATACGTTTTCATGTGTACACTGAAGCAGACAGGCCAGTGCCGTCGCACATGATCAAACATGTGGTAAAAGAATGGCCAGGTATTTCGGGACCCAAACGTGAATGGTGGTACAAGATGCAGTTGTTCAATCCTGAACATCATGCAGGCAATTTGTTATACATGGATCTTGACGTGGTTATAATAGATCAACTGGATTGGATGTTAGACTGTCATCTTGATTATTTTTGGACCATACGAGATTTTAGATATTTGCAACAGGCGTCTTTTTCAGGAATGAATTCAAGCATAATGTACTGGAACACCGAACGATTTGCACACGTTTGGACAGATTTTGATCGACTCAACATTGACGATACTGTGCGTAGATATCAAGGCGATCAAGACTACTTGGGTGCAGTAATTGATCACCGGCAGAGAAGAAATTTTGATCAACAACATATTCAAAGTTGGCGTTGGCAAGTGGCAGATGGTGGATACAATTTTCAACGCCGGCAGGCTATCAATCCTGGGTCCGGGGCTAAACTCAATCCAGGCACCAGTGTACTAGTATTCCACGGTCGTCCCAAGCCACACGAAATCAATGACCCTATAATAGCCAATTTTTGGCAGTAATACTCTAGTAGTACTTGACCAATAATTTCCAAAATGCTATAATTGTGGCTTACAAACAAACAGGAGCCAGCAATGGGATATCGTGTGGTTGACACCCAAGACGTCATGCGTGACCGATACAGTGCTCGTGCAGGACTGGAAGGCCCGTTCAACTTTAGTGGCCGTGTGTTGTATTATGACAACAAAGAGGGCCAGTACTACGATCCTACTACTGACTTCTATGTGGAGCAGGCGGAAATGGACGAAATAAATACTCGTTTCTTTGAAGCTTTTAAAAAGTAACACTTTGGTAGTACTTGACCAATAATTCCCAAAATGCTATAATACGGACATACAACGCAAAAGAGGGCAGATTATGAAGGTAAAACTTTTTGTTACAGGTAGTCAAAATTACATGTACTTCAAAAATAAACTGCCCACTAGGCGCTGGGATTACTGTGAGACGCCCCGTACAGTGACCATTATTCCTGATCCGGTCAATGTGTATCAAGACGGTGAGTATGGTTTTGTGACGGTTTTTGGTCGTAAGATTTTTGTCAAATGTGACGGAAGTCATTGGGAAATTGTTGGCGCTGAGAAATCAAA